CAGGGGCCGATGTACGCGAAGTACCCGTGGACGTTCGGTGGGCACCTGGCGTGCTCGGGGCTGTGGAAGATGGACCGCGGCGACTCGTTCACGTTCGGTGTGCGGGCGTTCGCGGCCGGTGCGTTCGTGACGGCGCCCGGCGCGAGCACTGCGCACCCGTACGTGCTGAACCTGTGGGCGTACCTGCATAAGCCGATCTGAGAGGAGCAGGCCATGGCGATCATCGAGGTGGAAGCGAAGGTGCACCTGCCGCACGACGCGAACGGCGTCAGTGCGCAGCCGGGGCAGATCATCACGGTGGACACCGACAACCCGTTCGTGCGCGGCTACCTGGAGACCGGGCTGCTGTACCCGCTGCACCCGCTCGAGTTCAGCCTGGAGCTGCAGCCGCCGGTGCCGCCGGCGCAGGACGGTGCGGACGACGCGGCGGCGGGGGAGCAGGACGGGGTGACGGTGGGGCCGTTGCCGGACGCGCCGCAGCACGCCGCGCAGGCGCCGGACACGGGCGCGCCGGCGCGTGGCCTGTTGCCGCCGTACGACGCGAACACCGTCGCGCAGCTGGAGGCCGAGCTGGACGCGCGGGGCGTGACGTACAGCGGCACGGTGAAGAAGGCCGACCTGGTGGAGCTGCTGGAAGCGGACGACGCTCAGCGCGGCTAGATGAAGCGTTCGTGAAGTCGCGCGGTGAGGGGAGACAACGCGAACGTCGTGGGTGACTATGGGTACATGGGAACCACGCAGAACACCACCCCCGCCCCCGTCGTCGAGCTGACCGACGCGATCGCCCGCTTCGACGCTGGCAAGGGCACCGGCCTCGTCGTCGCCCTGCTGGACGACCTCAGCTACGACCTCGCGACCACCGCCTCCGAGAACCTGCACGCCGTCGGCCTGACCGGGCTGTGCGAGGACATCAGCCGCGGCCTCGCTGACCGCTCCGACCTCCGCGACGTGCTCGTGGTCGCGCTCGCCGAGGCTAAGCTTCGCGACTGAGGGCCGGCCGCGCCGGCACCAGACGCCTACGGGCTGCACAGCGAAGGGCGCTCCACCGGGGCGCCCTTCGCGCGTGGTGGGGCGGCGTAGGATGCGACGGTGCCCCCGGTGCTGCAGTTCGTGATCGGTGCGCTCGCTGTGCTCGTGCCGGGCGGCGTGTACGCGGCGCTGCGATACCGCCGCGAGGACGACGGGCAGGCGGTGTCCCAGTCGGTGCAGGTGACGACCGCGGCGGTGGACGTGATCCAGGCGCTCCGCACGGAACTGGAGCACACCCGCGAAGACCTGGACGAGGAACGCAAGCAACGACGCGCGCTTGGGGTCGAGGTGCAGACGCTGCGCGCGGAGCTGCAGATCACGAACACCGAGCTGAACCGGACGCGTGACGAGGTGGTCAAGCTGCGGCGTACACTCGCTGCGCAGGGGGAGCGTGACGGTGGCCACGAACGATGACCAGCAGCACGACGAGCTGATCGCTCGCAGCGTCGATGTGCAGGAGCGCGCGGCGTCGAGCGCCGAGCGGGTGGTCGTGGCCGCGCACCGGCTACGGCGCGAGCACATCGCGCAGTGGTTCGCGATCGCGCTGGTCGCCGGCCTGGCGGTGCTTGCGATCGTGTTGTCGTACCGCGACCAGCAGGCGCAGATCGAGCGGAACCGGGACCGGGCGGCGGTGGCCGCGGCGCGCGCGACGGCGGCGCAGGCGGTCGCGGCGGCGGCGCTCGCGAAGTCGCAGGCGGACGCGACGGCCGCGGAGCTGCACGCCGCGCTCGCGCAGGCTCGGGCGCAGGCCGCGCAGGCGCGCACCGCGATCCTGGTGAAGTGCCTGACGAAGCGGACGCCGACGCAGGTCGCGCGGTGTCTGAACGTGCAGCCGGGTGCGCCTGGCCGGCCTGGCGCTCCCGGGCAGCCCGGCACCCCGGGGCCGCCCGGGGTGGGCATCCCCGGCCTGCGGGGCGTGCAGGGGCCGCAGGGGCCGCCAGGGCCGCAGGGCGCCGAGGGGACGGGTACAACGGGGCCGGCCGGCGCGGACGGCCAGACGGGCGCGCAGGGGCCGCCTGGCGAGCCTGGCGCGAAGGGCGACAAGGGCGACACCGGCCCGCAGGGTGATCCCGGCCCGCAGGGTCCGCCGGGGCCGCCCGGCGCGGACGCGCAGTTCCCGGCGACGCTGACGTGCACCGACAACGGGAACGGCACGTTCACCTGCACGCCCGGGTGATACGCTCGCCGGCATGAGCCTCCCACCTGCACCCGTGGACAACACCACACGCACGGCGTTCAAGACGCCGGACATCACGCCGGCGCAGATCACCGCCGCGGTCGGCGCGATCCTCGGGCTGCTGGCCGCGTTCGGCCTGGACGTGTCCGCTCCGACGCGCGACGCGATCGCGCAGCTGGCGGTGATCCTGCCGTCGGTGATCGTCGCGGCGGACGCGCTGATCCGGCACGGCCGGTCGAAGGTCGCGGCCGCGCAGATCTACGCCGCGACGGACGCGGCGCAGCTGGTCGCGCCGCCGGCGCCGGCACCCACGACCCGGAGGGCGAAGTGACCGACGACCTGCACGAACCGCTCCCGCCGCACGACGACGACCTCGAAGCGGAACTCCGCGCCGAGCAGGCCGCGGAGGATCGCTCGAAGCTCGACGAGCTGACCGACGAGCAGCTGTCCCACGAAGACGACGAGCTGACCTGATGCCGACCAGGACGCACGACCACCCGCTGATCACGAAGCGCGTCGCCGGCGCCACGCATGGCAGCCAGACGCCGTCCGCGATCGTGCTGCACTGCACCGAGTCGTTGAACCGGCCCGGCCTGTCGGACGTGCTCGCGATCCCGAACTTCTGGAAGAACCAGGGACTCGGGTACAACGCGCACTGCGTGATCGACGGGGAGGGGCTGACCGCCAAGTGTGCGCTCGACGTGCGCAAGTGCTGGGCGGTCGCCGGCGCGAACACCGGGCGGCTGCACATCGAGTTCATCGGCTCGTCGTCGCTCAGCCGCTCGGAGTGGGCGGCGCTGACGAAGGGGCTGAAGCAGGGCGCGAAATGGTGCGCCTACTGGAGCGAGACGCACGGCATCCCGATCGCGCTGAGCACCGTGCACGGCATCGGCACGCACGGCATGTACTCGAACGCCTACCACGTGTCCGACCACACCGACCCGGGGCCGAACTTCCCGCTCGCGTGGTTCATGGACACCGTGCGGTTCTACCATCAGCACGGCTGGTACGCCGCGCCGAACGCCTGAGACACCGAGGGCCGGCACCCGTCGGTGCCGGCCCTCAGTTCCGGGATGGCGCCGTGCGCGAGTCGAACTGCGACGTGGCGTTAGCCGGGTCGTGCGGTGCAGGGCCTTCGGCGGATGCCAACGACACCGGGCGCGGTGCTCTAGGGGCGAACCCCACGTGCGGAGTGGTTACCGCTGCCGTCCCGGCCGGGTTACCAACTCGCGCTCCCGGCCCTGCACAAACAACGTTCGCATCGGACGTTCGCGGTGTCTCCCCCTCGAGCTCGTCTTCACGAACGCTTCATCTGGCGCGCCGCGGCGAGCGGCGGTGGGAGGCTCGCGAGCAGCTGGTGCTCGGCGAGCGCACAGGTGGGGCCGTGGCCGAGTTCGATCTGGCGGGCGCCGGCGAGCATCGCGCCGGTGCACCACCCGACGTACCGCGTCCACGCGAGGTCGCTCTGCACCACGACGAGCGCGTAGTACGGCGCCCACCTGGGCGAGTCGGCCAGGCGCAGCAGGTCGCGCAGCTCGTTCACGTGCGTCGCGGGTCGGCCCTTCACGTCGGTGTCGGGCAGGTCGGTGCCGGCGTCGCCGCCGGCGGTGTCCTGCGCCCACGGGATGCCGCACAGCTTCGACACCGCCAGCTCGCCGGCGCAGCCGATCACGTACCCCTCGCGGTTCCAGCCGCGGTACCAGGGCTGCGTGCGGTGGTACTCGAAGCGGGCGTTGCCGACGCGGCGGCATAGATCCTGCTCGTCGGGTGTGAGCGGGAAGGGCTGGTGGAGGTACGCCAGGTCCACCA